TTTGTTCTTAGATAGCCACAATGCTATTTTCAGAACTTTATACACTTCTACTAAACAAAATGAACTACACCAAATTGAAGACAACACTTTCGCCTTCTTCAAATATTTATATCTTCAAAATCTTATAAAGTTGATAGAACACTTTGAACCTACTAAAGTTGTAATTGCTATAGACTCTAAGATGAATTGGAGAAAGAAAGTATATCCAGAATATAAGGCTCAAAGAAAAGCTAACAGAGATAAATCGACAGTAGACTTTGATGTATTCTTCCCAATCTTAGATGATTTCATGGAAGACTTAAAACAAACTTTTACAAACATCTATTTCTTAAAACTTGATGAATGTGAAGGTGATGATATTATTGGTGTCCTCGCTAAACATTATCATCAACAAGATATTGCTTCTATCATTGTTTCTACTGATAGAGATATGTATCAATTACAAAGATATAAGAATGTAAAGCAATTTGACCCTAAGAATAGAAAACTTGCTATCTCTATAAACCCAATTGTTGAACTTGAATGTAAAATAATCACTGGAGATAAAGGAGATAACATTCCAGCAATCAAACCTAAATGTGGGCCTGTTACTGCTGCCTCTCTAATAAAAAAGGATTATGTTCAAACAATTAGAGAACTTGAAGAATCTATCTATGAAGGCGTCTTAAACGAATCTACACTTACTGATGAACAAAAGGAACAAAGAGAACATTATAAAAATTATCTAAGAAATCAAACACTAATTGACTTTGAATATATCCCAAATCATATCCAATTCCTAATTACAAATTCACTAAATACATATACCTTAGAGAAGTTCAATTCAAGAAAATTACTAAACTTAATAGTCAAACATAGGCTATCTTCTTTCTTAGATAATATTCAAGAAATAACTGCTACTATCGGCAAAATTTGAAAAAGGATTAAGATATGGCTAACAATAGAACTTACCAAACTGGATATTATGAAATGAAAAATCCTAAAAAATATGTAGGTAAGTCTAAACCATATTTCAAATCAAGTTACGAACAAAGAATGATGTTTTGGTTGGATGTGAATAACAATGTCTTAGAATGGTCTTATGAACCTCAATACATAGAATATCTAAACCAAGTCCCCTCTAATTCCCCTGATTGGATGAGAGGACTTGTAGACTTTAAGGTTCATAAGTATTTCGTAGACTTTTATGCTAAACTTCTTGATAATAATGGAAAAGAAGTAAAGTATTTGTTAGAAATTAAACCTCATATCCAAACACAAATACCAACTGAACCTAAAAGAAAAACTAAGAAAAGTATTAAGAAGTTCTATTCTGATATGCAAGAATATATAAAGAACTCTAATAAATGGGAAGCCGCTGAAAAATACGCTCACCAAAAAGGTCTTAATTTTACTGTTTTAACTGAACGACATTTATTTTAATAAAGGAGATAATGATTAGATGAGTGATAAGAAGACTTACACAAGAGAAGAAGCAATCGCACTTAGTACTGAATATTTTGAAGGAGATACATTAGCTGCTTCGGTGTTTGTGGATAAATATGCTCTACGAAATGAGCATGGAGAATTAGTAGAAGCTACACCAACAGAAATGCACAGAAGACTTGCTAAAGAATTTGCCCGTGTGGATATGAAATATCCAAATCCAATCAGTGAAGAAGAATATTTTGCTGCTATGGATAAGTTCCAAAGAATCGTTCCTCAAGGTTCTCCTATGAATGGTATTGGAAATGATTATCAAACAACATCAATCTCAAATTGTTTCGTGATTGGCTCTCCTCAAGATAGCTATGGCGGAATTATGAAGACTGATGAAGAACAAGCACAACTAATGAAGCGCCGTGCTGGAGTTGGTCTTGATATTTCGCACATCCGTCCTAAAGGCGTTACTACTAAAAATGCTGCCAAGACTACTGATGGGATTGGTGTCTTTATGGAACGATTCAGCAATACTTGTAGAGAAGTTGCTCAGAACGGCAGAAGGGGTGCGCTCATGTTGTCAATTTCAATTAAACATCCTGAAATTGAAACCTTTATTAAAATTAAAAATGATAAGACTAAAGTTACTGGTGCCAATATTTCTATTCGTGTCACTGATGATTTTATGAAGGCTGTTAAAGAAGATGCTGAATATGAACAAAAGTGGCCTGTAGATTCTGAAACTCCAACTATTTCTAAGATGGTAAAGGCCAAGGATATTTGGGAAAAGATTATTCATAATGCTTGGTCTATGGCTGAACCCGGTGTTTTGTTTTGGGATACTGTTCATAAGAATGGTCCCGCAGACGTATATCCAAACTTCAAATCAGTTTCTACAAATCCATGTTTTACTGGTGATGAAACAGTTTTAACAGAAAGTGGTTATAAAACATTTAAGAAGATGGCTGAAGAGGAGCCAACCCAAATCATTCATACTGATAATAGAATTACATTCGTTGGAACTTCTGAAAATGAAAAGTGGGAAATTGATACAAGCAAACAAGGAACTACAAAGCATTCAGCATATGTAAAACTAACACAAAAGAATGCTAATGTGTATAAGGTTTCGTTTGAAAATGGTTCTATTATAAAGTGTACTGAAGACCACGATTTTGCTACAACTATTGGTATGGTTAAGGCAAAAGATTTAACTAATGAACACAACATTCTTATTCCTAAAGTTGAAATGAATGAAAGTGTTGTTGGTGTAGAGCCACAAACTAATGAAGAAATATCAGCTCTTTTGATGGGGTTGGTTGCTGGCGATGGAACATTTAGTCCGACTTATGCGTATATTGATGTGTGGGGTTCTGATACTGCTCGTCTTGTTCCGCTATTAGAAAAGTATATTACTCAACTTCATGATAGTAATCTTGGTTTTGTTAATGAAGAATATAAAAAGAAGCACGCAAAAATTTCAAAGCCCTATGTTATTATTATCAATGAAGAATCTAAGAAAGTCCGTATTGGTTCTACATTCTTAAAGAAATATCTAAACACTAAGTATGGATTTTGTAAAGAAACTAAGCATCAAGTCCCTACATTTGTGATGGAAAATGCTTCTACAAATATTGGTAAGTTTTATCTTGCTGGTATGTATTATGCTGATGGTTCCGTTCAAGGTACTGATGGTCGTGGCTATTCTGTTCGTTTAGCACAATCTAATGAACCTATGTTGAGGGAGATTCAAAAAATTACACACGCTAATGGAATAATGACTAAAATTCATTTGCGCCGAGGTCAACACAAAAAAGTTATTAAAGGTGTTGAATATGATATCAAGCCACAATACGAATTAATTACTAATAATGGCGGCTTACAAGATTTTATTGCTACGATTGGTTTCTTTGGTCATGATACTAAAACGGAAAGATGTGAAAAACTTCTAAAAGATTATCCAAGGAAATATCAACCAAAATATTTCACAAAACTAAAGTCTTATGAATTTTATGGTGTTGAAGATGTTTATTGCTTAAAGGAAGATGTAACACGTTCTTGTATTGTTAATGGTATTTCTACTCGCAGGTGTGGAGAGATCACAATTTCTGAATATGATTCTTGCAGACTAATTTCTATGAATCTTCTCAGCTTTGTAAAAGAAAAATATACTGAAAAGTCTTATTTTGATTTTGAAGAGTTTAAGAATTATTCTAAGATTGCTCAACGCATGATGGATAATGTTATTGATTTAGAGCTTGAAAAGATTGATTCTATTTTAGCTAAGATTGATGCTGATCCTGAAAGTGAAGATATTAAGAAAACAGAACGAGATCTTTGGATTAAAATTAAGACTGCTTGCGAAAAGGGTCGCCGTACTGGTTTAGGTATTACTGCTCTTGGTGACACTCTTGCTGCTCTTGGTGTGTTGTATGGAAGCAAAGAATCTGTAGAAGTTGTAGAAAGTTTGTACAAGGCTTTAGAGCTTGCTGCTTATGAATCTTCAATTGATATGGCTAAAGATAGAGGGTCTTTCCCAATTTATGATTATGAATTAGAAAAAGACCATCCGTTTATCTCAAGAGTTGTTTCTAATCTCTCTGAAGAGTATCGAGAAAAGTATAAACAATATGGTCGTAGAAATATTGCTCTAACCACAACAGCTCCAACTGGATCGGTTAGTATTATGACACAAACTTCATCTGGTATTGAACCTGTATTTATGCTTTCGTATGACAGAAGGAAGAAGATCAATCCATCTGAAGAAGGTGTTACAGTAGACTATGTTGATACTATGGGAGATAAATGGCAAGTTTATAAAGTATATCACCACGAACTAAAGAAGTGGATGGAAGTTACTGGAGAAATTGATATTACTAAGTCCCCTTGGTATGGTGGAACTGCTAACGAAATTGATTGGGTTACTTCTGTAGATATGCAAGCCGCAGCTCAACGATGGGTAGACCACTCAATTTCTAAGACTTGTAACCTTCCAGAAAATGTAACTGAGCAAACTGTTGCTGATGTTTATATGCGTGCTTGGGAAACTGGTTGTAAGGGCTTTACAGTATATCGTGATAAGTGTCGTGATGGTGTTCTTGTAACTTCTTCAGAACCAACAAAAAAGGTTGAGTTGTTTGAAGAGAAAGATGCTCCGAAACGTCCAGAGATTATGGATTGTGATATTTTCCAAGTCAAGATTTCTGGAGAGTCATGGACAATCTTTATTGGATTATTTGAAGGTAAGCCGTTTGAAATCTTTGGTGGGTTGTCTAAATACCTAACCCTTTCTAAGAAAATTACTTCAGGAAAGATTCAAAGACATCCTAAGAAGAAGGGTCAAACAAGAGCTGTGTATGACTTACATTGTGGTGATGAGAAAGAGCCAACTATTGTAAAAGATATTGTAAAGGTTTTTGAGAATGCTACACAATCAGAGTTCACACGCATTCTCAGTCTTGCTCTTCGTCATGGTAGTCCTCTGAAGTATGTTGTAGACCAATTACAAAAGGATGAAGAGTCTGATATGTATAGTTTCTCTAAGGTTATCGCAAGAGTCTTGAAGAATTATATCAAAGACGGAACTAAAGTGACTGGTAAGGTTTGTCTTTCTTGTGGAAGTAAAGAGCTTATATATCAAGAAGGGTGTTCTGTGTGTCTATCGTGCGGAGGCTCAAAATGCAACTAATTTTTTCGTAATCTAACTTTAAGCCTCTCTTTTAATTAAGGGAGGCTTTCTTTTTTATAAATACAATAGAGGTGAATGATGTCATTTAAGGAATTGTATATTGCTGAATCTTTGAAGATGGGAAGGTATGAGAACTCTATAGCTGATATATTAAAATCTTTGAGAGAATCTTTATTTGAAACCATGCCATATTTGAAAGACTATGTAGAAAATCAAGATTTAAGTTCTATAAAGTTTAAGTTACAATTAGATTTTGAAAAATTTAAGAAAGCGTATTCTAAAGTTTCTCCTAATGAGTTTTCAAAATATGGTTACAAGTTTATTACTTTAGAAGTTCCGGAATATAAAGACCCTAAGAAAACTATAAGTGTTAATGTTTATTTTTGCTTACTTGATGATGACAAAATAGTAGCTTCGACAAATATAGAAAAACCAGAATTTATAATATTCTTTAATCATCTATCTCTATTATCATTTGTCAGGAATTCTAAAGCTGCTGTTAATTTTATAGAAGATTCGATTGTTCATGAATTGACACATATTGTAGACCCAAGTATGAAGAGTAAGAGTTTGATTAAAAAGACTGTAGCAGCAAATATTAAAGCTGATAGTGGACAAGAAGAAGAATATTTCAAACTACCTTGGGAGAAAGCAGCATTCCACACACAAAATGTAAGAAGAATGTTTAAGAATATTACACATACTAAAGAGTTTATAGAGATAGCAAATAGTAAGGATGTTAAGAAAGTTTCGAAATATTTAATGGATAAGGTTCGTGGATTGAAAGAATATTTAGATGGAAGAATTGAGATACTTGATAGGAATAAAATTTACAAAGAGATATATAAAGAGATAGATGATTTGTTAGATAGATATAAGAAGAGTATCCAGGAGATTTAATATGTGTGACTTAGTAATGAAAACTACAATGTTAGATATCCATTTGAATGATGATAATATTTGTGATAAGTTGAAATTAGAAACATTTATGTGGGATGTTACTACGATGGTAAATTCATTATTAGTATCTCCTCCTTTAGTTATTCAATTTCCTATGAGTTCTTTAGAAGTTGATAAGTGTATAGAGGATATGGAGAGAGAAAGAAAAGAGAATAGTTTAATGGCAAAGAGAATGAGAGAGTTATTAGTGTCAAGGAAGTCTAATATTTCTGGATTTTCTGGTATAGGGTTGTATGAAAAGTCTAATTGTTCTATTCATGTGTGGCCAGAGAAACAATTTATGACATTTGATATAAGTAATATTTTAGATTTCAATAATAAAGATGTTATGAATTGTCTTTATAATTATTTTGAGATTGATAAAGTTAGTGGATTATCAGTTAGTAGATTTCATAAAAAGCCTCAAAGTGTAGAAATCTTAAATAATAATTGATAAATATAGTTATAAACCATTGGAGAAAATAATGAAGTTTACACAATATGTTAATAACGAAATTCTTTGCGAGTCACTTCTAGCATCAGTAGAAGAACCAACCGAACTTGAAACTCTCGTAGAAGAAGTTGCTCTAATTGAAGACACTCTAAACGAATTTCTTGGTCTAGGTAAGCTTGCTGATAAACTTACTGACCGTGCTAAGGGTAAGGCGAAGGACGCAAGAGAGAAGCAAAAGGAAGAAACTAAGTCTTATTTCGAGAAGCAAAAGGAAGAACGTGCTCGTATTCGTGCTAAGGAAGAGAAGGGTAAGGCTCTTGCTGGTAAGATTGCCGATGTTTCTGGTAAGATTGATAAGAAGGTTTCTGAAATTGGTGATAGAGCTACTGCTGCTAAGGACGCTGTAATTGCTAAGAAGGATGAACTCAAGGCCAGTTTTGGTAAGGTTCTAAAGGGTGCTAAGGATGTATTTACTAAGTTTGGTGAAGAGTCTATGGCAAAGCTAACTCCAAAGCAGAAAGAACTTGCTACTGAACTCGCTCCACTATTCAATAAGATGAAGCGCGGTCGTTCTATCACTGGCGAACAATCACTAATGGTTATCGCTGCTGTTCTTGCTGGTATTGCTAATGCTGATGGTGGTTTCCCAAGCAAGGCTGATTATGACAAGCAACTAACTCGTCTCCGTACTCTACCAGGAATGCATTCATTTGCTTTCTCTGTAAAGTATAATGGCGATGTAGAAGAGTAATAAGAATAAAAATATTGTTATGGAAGCTCTCTTGGAAACTTGAGAGCTTTTTCATTTTGGATAAATATTAGTAATGGAGAAATCTTATGTCACATGATATCGCAAATTATCTACTCGAAGACGTTCCATCATTACAATTGTTGACTGAAGTTAGTAAAAGACAACAAAAGAAGAATGATAAGAACGCCCTTGAACAAACAACACCACAAAAACCAGGACTAGTGATGAAAAATAAAGTATCTATAGTTGCTGGTGGTGAGAAAGAACAACCCAAAGAAACTACAAAAACCCCACCCCGCCCAGTTTCTAAAGATTGGAGAGAAAATATTGCTTATGAAATGGCGGAAGATAGAGAAAAGAAAAATCAACTACAATCTATTCTAAAAAATATTTTTGGTAAGAATTACAACCATCAAATCAGTAGAGTCCAAGGTGATTTAGTAGAGTTGTGTATAATCCTTCTTAAAAACTTACACGGTACTACTAGACCATATAAAAATTTTGAAGACTTGAAAACTGATATGGTTGTTAATACTCTAGCATTAAAGTCTGAACATGAATTCTCTGATGAAGATATTGAAAATGTAGAGTATGATACAAGTAAGAGTGATGAAGAACCTGTAAAAACTGATATCCCTCAAATAAAAGAGTGGACTAGTTATGAAAAGTTTAGAAAGGATATGTTTGCTATAACTGTTCAATTAGGTTGGCCAGATACTATGAAGCCAGATCCAAGAGCAATTAAGAAAGATGTAGAAGTTCGTGATGCTAAAGATAAGGATAAGTTATGGTCTTCTGTTGCCAAGACTCCATATCCGTTTGCTAATTGGGGATTTGATTTCCTACAAAAAAGCTCTATAAATATGAAGACATACCTAATGACTAAGTTTAAGAATAATCCAGAAGGTCTAAGAAAACTATCTACAAAGGTTAATGATATTGTAGAACATGAGAAGACATATTTCAAAGGATCTAAAGGTGCTTTGCCAACATTCTTAAACATTACTGGTGCTATGGCTATGTTTGTTTTCAAAGGTTTTGGCGGACAAGAAAGAGACTTGGCTATGTTTAATTGGTTGAAGAGTAAGTTTTCTAAAATAACTATTTTTCAATACCAGCAATCCATTTTAGAAGACATTACAGCAAGAAATATTATTACAGACGAATCCTCCACAATTCTAAAGAATATGTTAAACTCTATGTACGTTATTGTGAGGGATAGGTGTGTGAACGAAATTGTACCACTAAAGCAAATAAAAACAGAAAGGTCAAGATATGAGACTTTGACTGCTTATTTTGATGTTCTTCCTTTGGGTGCTAATAACAAAACAATGTTTCAAATTAGAGAATTGTATTTTAAGTTGTTGTATGGGTTTGTTGGCAAGGAAGGACGAAAAGAAGTATTGACTGGAGAACCACAAGGTCTATTAGTTGATTTTACAAAGAAGGCTGTAGGGAATAAGAAGTTTTCAAAAGGACCATCTTTAGATTCTATTAAAAAGCTTTGTTTAGAATATGCTAAGACTGAAAATAATAAAGAAAATTTTAATAGAGTTGTAGATAAGGGTCTCGATTATGTTTGGGTTAATAAGAACGACCAAGGTGAAGAAGTTGGAGAATATATTTGGAACATCAGAGCTACACAAAATGGTGTTAGGTTCTCACTATCTTATAATCATACAGGAGAAGAATAATGTATAATAGAGCAATTGAAATCGCAAACCAAATGTTAAGTGAAGATGTAGATAATTCCGCACAAATTAAACAACTAAGAACTAAGAAAGAACAATTAAAGAAACAATTTACCGATAAGAAGAAACAACTAACCGATACTTTTAATCAACAAATTAAAACTATTGATGAACAAATTTCTAAACTTGGTGGTGTTGTTGTAGATACTGAAGAATAACAAAATTAAAAACTTGAAGCCTCTAAAGTAAAATGGTATAATACATCATAATGCTTTAGAGGCTTTTTTACATTAAGGATTTTATATGAAACAATACTTAGATATTTTAAGAGAAGTGTATGAAGATGGTGTGTGGAAAAATAATAGAACTGGTATTAGAACTAAATCTATTTCTGGAGCTATGTTCAAACATGATATGAGTAAAGGATTTCCAATTCTAACATCTAAGCAAGTTTTTATGAGAGTTGCTATGGTTGAGTTAGAAGGATTTATTAAAGGTGTTACCAGTAAGAAGTGGTTCCAAGAACGCAATTGTCATATTTGGGACGACTGGTGTAATCCTCAAAAAGTCCCTTATGGTAATGATGAAGAGACTAAAAGAAAGATGAAAGAAGAAGATGATTTAGGACAAATTTATGGCTCGGTTTGGTCTGATTTTCATGACCCATACGCTTTTGGTGGTTCAAGAGTCGGTTCAAGAGTCAATCAATTTCAAAATATTATAGACACTCTTAGAACAAATCCAGAAGATAGAAGAATGCTTTGTATGGCATGGAATCCTTTGGTATTAGATTCACAAGCTTTACCGCCATGTCATTTTGGATTTCATGTTACTGTTACTGAAAATAAATTAAATCTTTTCTGGTTTCAAAG